TTATATCTAGCTAACTACCCAGACGCTTTATTATATTCAACTCTAGCAGAAGCAGAGCCATATTTATTGAATGATGCACGTATTCAAACATGGTCAGCTTTATATGACAGAGCAATTGCTAATATTAAAACAAGCGACTTGGGTCAAACATACCCATACACTTCACTAAGCGTAACACCAAGATAAGGATAATATTATGGCAGAAATGAGTAACTACCTAGAGAACGCACTTATAAATGCAACTCTACGCAACACAACATATACAGCACCGGCAACAGTATATGTATCATTATGGACTTCAGACCCTACAGATGCAGGTAGTGGTACAGAAGTATCTGGTGGTTCATATGTTAGAACATCAGTTACTATGGGCGCACCTTCTAATGGTGCTTCACTTAATACTGGTGCAGTAGAGTTTCCACAAGCTACAGGTTCATGGGGAACAATAGGATGGATTGGTATTAATGATGCTTCTACATCTGGTAACCTTTTATATCATTCACCATTAACTACATCTAAAGTAATTGACACAGGTGATATATTTAAAATAGCTATTGGTAGCCTTTCAGTAACATTATCCTAAGGTAAATTATGCCAGTACCAATGACGCTAGAGCAACTAGACGTTTATGGTAGTCTTGAAAATGTACCATATAGTTTAGATAATACATTTTATGACAACGGCACTACTGTATGTGGACCTTGGACATTAGACCAATTAGACGCATTTGGTAGTTTAGATAACTTAGCAATATCATTAGATAGCTCATTATGGACTACTAATGCTTGTATAAATATATCAGATGCAGTTATAACTTCAGATGCAAATATAACCTCAAGTGCAATAAGAATAAGAACAAGTAGTAGTGAAATTACTGCTGACGTTTCAGTTGTAGCAGATGCTACTAAAGTTTCTACAGGTAGTGCAGATATAACTGCTAATGCTCAATTAGAAGCCAATGCCTCTAGAATTACATTTAGTGGTGCTGATATTACAGGTGATGCAACAGTTGTTGCTAATGCAGTTAAAGTTGTTGTAGGTGCAAGTGATATTACAGCATTTGCCACTATAGTATCTACAGGTTCTGCAATATATTCATCTGGTGCAGATATTACAGCAGATGCAACTATTACAGCTAATGGCATTAGAATTCAAACAAGTAGTGCAGATATTACTGGTGAAGCTACTGTAGTTTCAGATGGTATACGTATTAGAACAAGTGATGCAAATATAACAGGAACTGCAGAAGTCACAGCAATTGGTGGTGTATTATATGCTGGTGAAGCCAATATAACAGCAGAGGCGTTATTATCATGTAGTCCAAATGCAATATTCTTTGGCGTAGGTAGTATTTCAGCAGTCGCAAGTATTTTAGCAACAGGTACGATATTAGGTGAAGAATGGTCACCAGTTACACCAGGTTCAGAGTCATGGACAGATGTAACACCAAGTAGTGATACTTGGACAGTAATAACAGCAGGTGGTAGTTCATGGACTGATATAAGTTTTGGTTCAGATACATGGACAGCATCAAGTTCAAGTAACGATACATGGTCACAAATTTAATTACGAGGTAAAAAATGGCAAAAGATAAAATTAGTCAGTACGACTCTACAAGTGCTGGCGCAAACTTAAACACAGATATTGCAGGTATTAATATTGATGAGGGTTGCGCACCTTCAGGTATTAACAATGCTATTAGAACACTCATGGCTCAAATTCGTGACTTACAGTCAGGTGTTAGTGGTGACTCTATTCCTGTTGCAGCAGGTGGTACTGGTTCTAATACAGCAGCGTCAGCTAGAAGTTCATTAGGTCTTGTTATTGGTACAAACGTATTAGCTCCTCCTTCAGGTACAGCTATTTTAAAAGCTAACTCTGGTGGTGCTTTAGCAAATGCTACAGCAGGAACAGACTATGTAGCTCCAGCAACTGCGACTTCATTTACTGCTACTCAAACATTTACAGGCTCAACAACAGCATTAGGTGCAGTATTCCAAGATGCAGCAGAAGTTACAACAATTTCAGCTACAGCAGCTACAGGCACTATTAACTTTGATGTAACTACACAGTCAGTTCTTTACTATACAACATCTGCTTCAGCTAATTGGACAGTTAATGTTAGAGCAAATAGCTCAACATCTTTAGATACTTTAATGTCTACAGGTCAAGCAGTTACAGTAGTATTTTTAGTGACACAAGGTGCAACAGCTTACTATAATAATGCTTTCACTATTGACGGCTCTTCAGTAACACCTAAATATCAAGGTGGTACAGCATGGACAAGTGGTAACGCTTCAGGTATTGATGCTTATTCATATACTATCGTTAAAACAGGTTCAGCAGCATTCACAGTATTTGCAGCACAAACACAATTCAAATAGGAATTAACAATGTCATTATTGTCAAGACTAGCAGTCCAAGCCGCAAGAGCTTATGGTGTATTAAATAAAGGCGGTATATCTGCTTCTTATCTTGTTGTTGCAGGTGGCGGTTCGGGTGGTGGCTCATGGTCTGCAGGCGGTGGCGGAGCTGGTGGCTATTTAACTTCTACATTTACTTTATCTACCCTTAATACATACTCTATAACAGTTGGTGCTGGAGGAGCTTCTACTTCAGGTGCAAATGGAATACAAGGAAACAACTCTGTAATATCAGGCACAGGACTTACTACTGTAACATCTACAGGCGGTGGTTATGGAGCAGTTATAGGCGGTAATGGTGGTAACGGTGGGTCTGGTGGTGGTGCTGGTAGTAATGCAACTACATCAGGTGGTACTGGTATATCTGGTCAAGGAAATAATGGTGGTTCTAATATTTATGCAGCATCTCCTTATCCTTCAGCAGGTGGAGGCGGTGCAGGAGCAGTTGGTGCTAATAGTACATCTACTACATCAGGTGCAGGTGGTGCAGGTTCTGCATCTTCTATTTCAGGTTCATCTGTAACATATGCAGGTGGCGGTGGTGGCGGTGCAAACCAAGTATATGGTGGTACTGCAGGAGCTGGTGGTTCTGGCGGTGGCGGAGCTGGAGGCTCACCAGGCTCAAATGGAACTGCAGGAACAACTAACACAGGCGGTGGCGGTGGAGGCTGCGGAGCTACATCAGGCATAGGTGGTCAAGGCGGTTCAGGAGTAGTCATCATATCTTACACATCTGCTACACCTTTATTTATAGGTGGAACAATTACTACTTCAGGTGGTAATCAAATTCATACATTCACAGCTTCAGGTTCATTAGTCCCTGCTACAGCAATTCTTAATGTTAGTTATTTAACAGTAGCTGGCGGTGGAGGCGGTGGCGGTGCTGGAGGTGGCGGAGGTGGTGCAGGCGGTCTTTTAACAGGCTCTACTACACTTTATTATCCAGCTACATATACTGTAACAGTTGGTGGCGGAGGTGCTGGAGGCACTTCTGCATATAACCTTGCAACTAATAGAGGTAGTAGTGGTACTAATTCAGTATTAAGCGGAACAGGTATAACTACTGTAACTTCTACAGGTGGTGGCGGCGGTGGAGGTGGACAACAAGCATCTGCTGGAGCTGGCGTAGGTTTAACTGGTGGTTCAGGTGGTGGCGGCGGTGGTAGTGTTAGCGGAAGTAATTTTGCTGGCGGTTCTGCAACTGCATCTCCTACACAAGGCAATGCTGGTGGAACAGGAAGTGGCTCTGCTGGTGAATATGGTGCTGGTGGTGGTGGCGGTGCTAGTACAGTAGGTGTTGCTGGTACGGGTTCTGGTTCAGGTAATGGCGGAGCTGGTACTGCGTCAAGCATTTCAGGTTCATCTGTTACTTACGCTGGAGGTGGAGGCGGTGGAGCTTATACAGGTAACGTAAACGGTGCAGGAGGTGCAGGCGGAGGCGGTAAAGGTCAAGGTGCTACTGCTGCAGTTTCAGGTACAGCTAACACAGGCGGTGGCGGTGGTGGTAGCTCAGTTTCATATGGTGCTACTGGAACAGGTGGCTCTGGTGTAGTTATCATCTCATACGCTGGCTCACAATTATTTACAGGAGGAACTGTAACATCATCTGGTGGAAACACAATACATACATTTACTGCAAGTGGTAGTTTAGTAGCGGCTTATTCTGTAGACTATTTAGTAATTGCAGGCGGTAGTGCTGGTGGTTATGATGGTGGTGCAGGTGGTGGAGCTGGTGGTTTAGTATCTGGCTCATTATA